AGCGATAAGTTCTCCCACTCATTGAGTAGTGATGGATCTGTAGAGACCATGCAATAGACTAGACTAGCATATTGTTTATTATATAACATAAGGTAAGCACGAAGCTGCCACTCATAATCTTTATTAATACCCTCTTCTAAAGTAGCAGGGAACGTTTCTAAGGACCATGAGGTCTTAATGTCTATGATTCGGTCATCTAGTACTATATCAGCTTCACCTGTGAGCCATTCATTAGTCAGTCTCTCAGTGTTCTTAGAGTAGTTAGTAAAGTGTACAGTGTTGAATAGAGCAATGGAATCATTCTCTTGCATATTACCTTTATTGATATACTTGTTATTCAGCTCTACATTGTAGCCATAGAAATCCTGTTTAGCTACACCTCTGATGTAGGTCTTAGTAGTCTCAGATAGCACCTCAGACTTAGTCCGAGATGCTGTCATTAGTTTTCCTAGTGAAGATGGATGCCATTTCATTAGTATCTTAGGCTTATTTTGTTTCTACTTTTGTAATTATATATATCTTCAATTAGTTTTTTACATTCTTGTCTATCAGCACAATCTTTCATACTAACTGGCTGAACTTTCAACTTATGTAAAAATTCATTAAAATCAAATTTATCATTACTAAATAATGCAAGAATAGATCCTACAAAAACAGTTTTATTATAACCTGCATAATATGGTTTTACCATTCGTATTTTGTTAGCCCAAACTTGAGCTAAATCAAAATTTCTACCTATCCATGAACCTTCTTCAAAAACTTCTTTTATAGTACTAACGTTGACTCTATTTGCCCTATATTTTTGAGATGATGTAAAACTTGCAGAACTTGATAGATTTGAACACATTGAAATACAATCACTAAATGTAAAATCAGTATTTTTTAACACAAATTCTTTTAGTTTAATATAAGATTCAATTCCCATATTAGCATATCCATCCATAAAATCTTTTTTACTCCAATTCTTTTGATTAAGATTTAAAGTGTGAACTTCAGAAAGTGAATACCCTTTAACAATTATATAATAAACAAATGATTTAGCTTCTTTAGCAGCCATTAATCTATGCTGTCCATCAATTACTTCCATTCTTTCATTTACTAAAATAGGATTGCATTTCATTCCATTAATACGAATTGAATCAGCTAATCGCCTAATATGTTGTGGATTTGGAACTCTGTTACCATCAATGTTTTTAAAAATTGATAGGTTACTTGTTTGGTAAACTTTGTTTACTTCATTGTTGTTTTGCACTTGGCTACTATTATTCGCCATTGGTGCTGTGGTCATGTTAAACATATATTTATTTATTTATTGGTTACTAATTATAAAAGCAATAATGCCTTAGTTTGTAAATCCGTTAGCTCAAATGCCTCCTTAAGCTGAGGTATTGTATACTTACCATTCTGAATAGCTAGTAATGCCTCCTCAAATCTTTGAGTAGTGATTGCAGGCTTAGTTGCCTTAACAGCTACACTAGCCATGTTAGCATCATCATCTACTGATTGTAAGCATAAGATACTGCTGAGAGTATATCTTCTAAAGTAAGTCACAGCAGATCCGACTTGCTGAGGATTAAGTCCAGCAGGTAGCTCCATGCATGACTCTATAGACTCATTAGAATCTATACAGATAATCTGAGTACATACTGAATTACCTTGAATAGGTTGTAATAATAGTAGACCATTCTCTAATAGAATAGGCTCAACCGCCTCAGTAATAGCATTGATGTCAGAGTATGACTTTTTAAAGTGAGGATTGGTAGCATTCTTAGCTACTTTGCCGATTGACTGCTTAGCTTTGTGTAGCTTTTGGTGCAGAGTTAGTACAGGTGCTGATACTACAGCTTTTGTTTTTGTTTCCATTGTGTATAAAATTAAATTATTTCAACAAAGATAATCAATTAATTTATATCTGCAATAGATTTTTAATTATTTTTTCTAATACTCTCACTACTATACTATTTCCTGCTTGTTTGTATGCTTGACTATCAGATACAGGCCAAGTAAAAGTATCAGGAAAGTCCATAAGTCGAAAGCATTCTCTAGGTGTTAACCTTCTAATTTTACTTCTACAAGGCATTAATGTTTTCGTAAGATGTGGTGTGCTTCCGTGAGTACCTTCCGGAATAGTTCCAATTATTCCATTTGAATCATAAAAACAATCCTGTTGATGCTTTCCATATGTTGTTTTTTGAATAATACCCTGATTGCACCCTGTATCTAAAGTCTGAGCTACACCTTTTCCTACTCTACCTCTTCTAGTTTCACTATTAGGCACACTAAAATTAATACTATCACCCTCAAAAGCCTCCTCATATCCTTTGGATGTTGCCGATTTGACTCTAAAACATGATACATCACCTCCTACTTTTACACATGGAGCTTCATCTCTATTTATATCTATTGGCTTTGCTTCTTGAAATTTAGTTGTTAATACAAAATTCATCATCTTCTCACTCAAAAAATACTTATCATCTACCTCCTCCTCTAGCACATCCTTAAGTCTTTTACTTAAATGCTCTTCAGCAGGGAATCTAAAATTGTTATCCTTATCATCTCTAATGCCTATTAAAAAGACTCTCTCTCTATTCTGAGGTACTCCATGATGCTTAGCATTCAATACTTGCCAATACAAATGGTAAGGTAAAGCATTATCATAAGGAAATAATATAGGCAATCCATTAACTGACCTACCTCCTAACATATTGATCCACTCTTGGAATGTATTACCTCCATCATCTGAAAGTAATCCTTTTACATTCTCAAAAATAAAGAATCTAGGATTGTTCTTTTGGATAAATTCATAGGAATTAAAAAACAATATACCTCTCTTATCATCCTTACCTAATCTCTTACCTGATAATGAGAATGCTTGACATGGAGGTGATGTCATATAGATGTCTAAAGATTCTAATGGTATCTCTCTATCATATACATTTGTCGGATAGTATTTAGGCTCTCCATAGTTATGGATGAAAGTCTGTCTAGCATACTTATCCATATCACAAGCAAATATCTCTTGATATTCTACTCCTAATCTAGTTAGTGCTTGATTAAATGCACCTACTCCACTAAAATCACTTCCTACTTTAAGCATGATATAAAATTTAAGTAAAACTCCATAAATTCATCAAAATTTCTAGCAATAAAGTAAGTACCCCCTGCAGCTTCTATTGATTCCTGATACTTCTTTTGCACTTCCGACTGCCTATCCTTACCATACTTCACCTCTATCTTAACTGACCTACCTCTAATCGTGGCAGATATATCAGCAGATCCTTTTGTACCTGTGCTAGGAGTATAAGTGCCTTTAAGCTGTCTAGTGTTCTCACCTACCTGTATCTTCTTACCCTCTCTATAGACTCCCATTGTATTGATTCTCTCAGCTTGAAAGCCTGAGTAGGTTAGAAAGTGAATGATACATTTAGTCAGAGCATTGGCTGAGTTATCATTCCAATCAGATGCTGTAATGTATGGTATTGTGGGGTGCTTTAGTGTGAGGTAGTTTATCTCTAAGGCTTTGAGTAGTTGCTTGTTTTCTTTGTTCATATCAATTATAGTTTACTGTATCCCAAATATCAGGATCTCTTTGTGATTTAATCTCAAACCATCTAGCTCCATTGCTAGATCCATCTACATACTCTTTACCATTGTATTCTGCATACTTCTTACACCATTTATTGAATGTTCTGTTAGTCAGGTACTTCTTTTGGTCAGTATATTCTGCAATAAAATTTTCAAACATTGATACCTTATTTAGTCTCTGATCAAATCCTAAATTTTTACCATTTACCCACTCAATAAAGTCCTGGCTAGTCTCATTAATAAACTTTCTTAGCTCCAAATTCTTAGCCTCAGATTCTACTAGACCATTCTCTAAGTAATAGTTAAGGCAGTTAATCATGTAATGGTCAAACCTTGCCCATTCCTGCTCATCCCAATCTTCAAACAGCATAGAGCCAAACTGATCAAATGGAGTATGATGTGTACCAAAATAACTACTAAGCTCCACCTCAAACATTCTACGCTTGAAAGAGCCACCATCTGCTTTGATAGTGTAGTTAGTAGAGATAAGGACCTTAGGTGAGTCTTTTACAGGTAGTTTAATAGCATCCCTACCTTTGTATTCAATAGTAAGTCCCTCAGTGATTATACTAAATAAGCTCTCAAAATTAAAGTTCTTTCTTACATCATCAAATGCCAGCACTTGACAATCACTAGAGACAGTCTGATAGGGAAATGATTTATTTGAGTCAAAGGTCTTGCCATCTATAGTGCTTACTTTTTTCATGTAGCCAATAGCATTAATCAGAATCCCCTTACCACTACCTCCATTAGGATTGTCTGAGATAGTTTCATCATTTAAAATGATTGCTTTATTGTTAGCTGAGGTCTTATAAGAATGTAGCATATAGCCTATTACACTCTTCATGGTATCATATCTCTCTACCTCCTGCCCTGAGATAAACCAAATGAAGCTCCTAAACATTGACTCATGGTGATCAGCATCTATTAAATCTCTATCTATTA